GAAAGGCATCTAGTACAGGACAAGGTGGGAGAGGTAGAAGAGTAGGTATCAGTACTTCTACAATGAATAAATCAAAGAAAAGAAGTCACAAAAAGTACAGAGGACAAGGTAGATGACAACAACAAATATTACGAATGTTTCAGACGCATCGTGGAGTAACAATAACCCTAACGAGTTAGATTACTTACGCCCTAATGCGTTTAAGTTTCAGATACATAACATTCCTAATGTCAGTTACTTTTGTCAGGCAGCTAATATACCTGAAATAAATTTACCTCCAGCACAACAACCAACACCACTAGTAGATATACCTCACCCAGGAGATAAACTAGAATTTGGTGTGTTAATGATACGATTCCTCATACAAGAGGATATGAAAAACTATCAAGAACTATATGATTGGTTAATAGGTTTAGGATTTCCAGCAAATCATAAACAATATGCAGCATATGGCAAAACACAAGAATATAGATTCCCAGATATAGATCCAACAAAACAATCAGCTCTGGGTCAGTTCTCAGACGCTTCATTATTTCTATTAGACTCTAACAACAACTTACAAACAGAGTTTCAATTTAGAGATGCTTTCCCTATTAGTTTACAAGGGTTAGATTTTGAGATAGCCTCAGGCCAAACAGATTATATGGTAGGTGTAGCCATGTTTAGGTACAGAGATTACATCATTAATACAACTGTTTAACCAAAAGGTACAATAAGTCCTTGACTCTTACATAGTAAGGTCGTATAATGTGTATATTATGATAAATCTAGAAGAATTACAAAACATGTGGAAAGAAGACTGTAAGGTTGACGAACTCAATCTTGGACAGGAGTCCACACGCATACCAGAACTACATTCTAAGTATCTTAATTACTTAACTACATTTAGACTACAATGTAGGAAAGCACAAAGTTCATTATTTAATATGAGAAGACTGAAATGGAAATATTATCGTGGGGAGTTAGATCAAAAAGAATTAAATGATTTAGGTTGGGATCAGTACTTAGGTAATGCACCTTTAAATAATCAGATGAATGACTTCTTGGATACAGACCCTGATGTCATTAAATTAACCGATAAATTAGAGTATCTAAACACTTGTTTGGCCCTCTGTGAGAGTGTTTTAAAGTCGATTTCTAGTCGTTCTTTTGATATAAAAAACGCTATTGAATGGACCAAGTTTAGCAATGGACTCTTATAGTGAAAAATATTTGGCCGGTATCTAGGAGCAAAAAAAGTTGATCAAGGTAACAAAGAAAGACGAAGTATATATTAAAATAGATACAGACTTAAGCACTGATCAAGAGATATGTGACTTCTTTACTTTTGATGTTCCAGGCGCTAAGTTTATGCCACTATATAGAAACAAAATGTGGGACGGCAAGGCAAGACTATATAGTATGTACACCAAAGAGTTATATGTTGGTTTGTTGCCTTACTTAAAAGAATTTGCTGAGACATTAGAGTACAATATAGAAATAGATGTACCTAGTATTAGTGAAGATATAGACATAGACAAATTTACAAATGAATTGAGGTTACAATCTAATGGAAAACAAATCGAAGCACGAGATTATCAACGCGAAGCAGTTAAACACGCTATTAACGAAGGTAGAACGCTTTTGCTTTCGCCTACTGCTAGCGGGAAGTCTCTTATTATTTATTCTCTTATCCGCTACCATCAACTAAAAGGTAGGAAGCAACTTATAATTGTACCAACAACATCTCTAGTAGAACAAATGTATGGAGACTTTCAAGACTATTCAACAGCTAATGGTTGGAAGGTACAAGAAAATTGTCATAGAATATATGGTGGCAAAGAAAAGTCAAATGATTATCCAATAACAATAAGTACATGGCAATCTATATACAAGTATCCTAAGAAATGGTTTGAAAACTTTGATGTTTTTTATGGAGACGAGGCACATTTATTTAAGGCAAAATCCTTAACAACTCTTATGAATAAATGTGTTAATACAAAATACAGAATAGGAACTACAGGTACATTAGATGGAACTAAGACACACAGATTAGTATTAGAAGGAACATTTGGACAGGTACATAAGGTTACAACAACTAAAAAATTAATGGACGACAAACAACTAGCTAATTTAAAAATTATATGTTGTATGCTTAATTATCCAGATGAAATTAGAAAACAATTAAAAGGATATAACTATCAAGAAGAAATAGATTGGATTGTTACTAACCCAGAAAGAAATAATATTATTAAGAACCTTACTATGGCACAAGACGGCAATACTCTAGTTCTATTTCAATTTGTAGAAAAACATGGTAAAATATTACACGAAATGTTAGAAAAAGAATGTAAGAATAGAAAAGTATTCTTTGTATTTGGAGGCACAGATACAGAAACAAGAGAAGAAATAAGAGCGTTAACTGAGAAAGAAAGTAATGCTATTATTGTAGCTTCATACGGCACATTTTCTACTGGTATAAATATAAGAAACCTACATAATATTGTCTTTGCCTCACCTAGTAAGAGTAGAATAAGAAACTTACAAAGTATAGGAAGAGGATTGAGAAGAGGAGACAATAAAGTTACTTGTAATCTTTTTGATATTGGTGATGATTTGTCGTGGAAGTCTAAAAAGAATTACACACTTAACCATTTAATAGAGAGGATCAAGATTTATAACGAAGAAGGCTTTGATTATAAACTTGTTAAAATAGATGTCTAAAGAAATAAGTATAGTTAAATTAATGGATGGCTCTACAGTAGTTGGTAAAATAGAATATGGAACAGACTGTATTGAAATAGAACACCCAATAGAATTAGTATCTAATGTTGCGCCTGTAGGTGCACAACTAGGAGAGTCTATAAGTTTAAGACCTTGGATGGCAATATCTGAGGAGACAATATTTGTCGTAGAAAGAATGCAAATAATTACAATAGGATTATTAGACAAAAATTTTGAAGGTGGTTATGAAAGAATGGTGGAAACTATTTACAATCAACCAACACAATGGTCTGGAGATTTATTACAAGGTGACGAAGAATTTGATATCGATACATTAACAGAATTAGCAGACGCGGTAATCAAAAAACAAATACATTAGGAGTATATTATGGCTAAAAGGAGAGATCCAAACTCGGCACACTACATTGACAACAAGGAATTTCTTGTAAAGATTAGTGAGTACCGGGAAAAAAGAATAGAGGCTGAGGAATGTGGAGAACCTAAACCTCGGGTAACGAATTATCTAGGAGAGTGCTTTGTTAAAATAGCAAATCACCTAGCATACAAATCTAATTTTGTGAACTATACATTCAGAGATGAAATGATTTTAGATGGTATTGAAAATTGTCTTACATATATGGACAACTTCAATCCTGAGAAATCTAAAAATCCTTTTGCATACTTTACACAAATCACATACTATGCTTTCATTAGGCGTATCCAAAAAGAGAAACGACAAATGGAAACTAAGTTCAAGTACATTAAGTCATTAGATATAGATCAAATCTTAGAGTCTGGTGATGGTGAAACACATACAAACGAATATTTAAGTTATATGAGAAACATCATAGAACAAGCAGAGGCAGATAATGCTAAGGCAGACGAAGCTAATAAAAACAAAAAGGTAATTAAAAGAAGGCCTAAATATTTAGATGAGAAAATTAAGGCGGAGGAAGCAGCTGCTAAGGAGAAGGAAGAAAAAGGTCAACCAAAAGACCAACTTTTTGATTGATTACTGGTTAACACTTATATATAATATCATATTATGAAACTGAGATACAGCGAAGCATTTTACAGCATACAAGGCGAAGGTAGATTCGTAGGAGTTCCAAGCATTTTCTTAAGAGTGTTTGGGTGTAACTTTGAATGTGCTGGTTTTGGACAACCTAAAGGCAACTACATTGCCACAGATCAGATGCCTTATATGTTAGATCCTAAAGGCGATAAAAACCATCCAGAAGCTTATAAAACTATAGATGAATTACCTGTTACACCTGTTGGGTGTGATAGTTCTGCTAGTTGGGCTATGAAATACAAACATCTACAAATGACTAAGACAGTAGAAGAAGTATATGAACACATCATAAGTCTTTTGCCTAATGGAAAGTTTGATGAGAAAGAAGATATACATTTAGTTATTACAGGTGGTGAACCTTTATTAGGTTGGCAAAGAGTATGGCCTGAACTTATTGAGATGTTAATGTTTAATGGATTACAAAATGTTACCTTTGAAACTAATGGAACACAAGAAGTTAAGCCTGAATTAGCAAACTTTTTTAATGCTAATCATCAGAATATACATGTTACATGGAGCACATCTCCTAAGTTAAGTATTAGTGGTGAGAAACAAGAAGAGGCTTTGAACCCCGATGCTTTAGTTACAATGAATCAAGTTTACAATAGTTATCTATATAATAAATTTGTTGTAAGAGATATAGATGACTTCGAAGAGGTAGATCATTTCTATCTTACATATCAGAAAAGTGGAGTACAGGTAGATGCTGTTTACTGTATGCCAGAAGGAGCCACATTAGAACAACAGACACTAACTGCTAAAGGCGTAGCAGAAGCTTGTATGAAAACAGGATACAAGTTTAGCCCTCGATTACATATCGATTTATTTGGCAACGCTTGGGGTACATAATGAAATGGAAAGACATTAAAGAAACTTTATGGGGACAGAATCCTCAGAAAGATATTGATACTTGGAAAGATCCAGATCCAGATGATTTAAATATAGACAATGCCTATAAGACTAGGTGGATTTGGTATCATACTATATTAGCAGTAGAGTTATTCTTAGTAGTTATTATTCAATTGTTAATACTATTTTTATTGGCGGTAAAACTATGATAGATGTTGAAAGATTACATGTAAATTGGGAAGAAGTTAATGAACTAGTCTTCAAATTATATAAAGAATTAGAAGGACAGGAGATAGACAAAGTAGTAGGTATATCACGAGGAGGATTAATTCCTGGTGTTATGCTTTCACATTGGCTACAAGCTGGCTTTGAACCACTTGAATGGCAAACTAGAGATGGTGAGTTTCAAGATAGGATTAAAGCTAACGGATTCAACAAAAATTTAAAAGGCACTATTTTTGTTGATGATATATGTGATAGTGCCTTAACAATAAAACAGATCAAGGAAATTATTCCTAACAGCAGGTGGGCTGTATTACACCAAAAAGCAGACATA